AACAAAACTTCTCGTGCGAGCCAAACACGGTCAAAGTCTGAAAGACCAAAAGTGTGGGTTCCACCATCTTCTCTAGATGCACCCCCTGCACCTGATGGATTCAGGTATAGATGGATAAGAGCAGAAAGCGTTGGCTTTCAAGATACTAAAAATATAACTGGACGTTTAAGAGAAGGTTATGAGTTAGTTAGATCTGAAGAAGTCGAAAATGCTAGTGATTATCCTGTCGTCGAAGACGGCAAATACAAAGGGGTAGTTGGGGTTGGTGGCCTTCTTCTTGCGAAGGTACCTGTCGAGATCGCGCAACAACGTCAAGAGTATATGGCTAATCGTCATAAACAACAAGACGAAGCAGTTAATAACGATCTTATGAAGGAGCAGGATAAGAGAATGCCTATCAATGTTGATAGACAAACTCGTGTAACCTTCGGTGGTACGAAAAAGTAATTTTTTAAATCACTGAATTAAACAAACCCGTACTGGAGGCCCCTCGGGGCAGGTACATTAAGGAGTAAATACTATGGCAAATAGAAACACTGTTGGATTTGGTTTGATCCCTACAGGTACAGTTGGTGCTACACCAGCTACTGCAGGACAAGGCAAATACTTCATAGATGCCGCGTATGACAAAGATCTGTTTCAAGGTACAGTCGTTCAAAGTAAAGTCGGCTATATCAAAGCAGCAGAGGCTACGCGAACTCTACTAACTATTGGTATATTAAATGGTATCTTTTATAACGCTGCAACTACGTTGAAGCCTACATTTGATAACAAATATATCCAACCAATTACTCCAGCTAACAGTGAAGACATCACGGCGTTTGTAATTGATAACCCTATGCAACTTTTTGTTGGATGCTTAAACGCAGCAGCTGCACAAGCTGACTACGGAAGAACTGTCTCTATGACAGCAGCAGACCCATCAGGAAGTTCAACATCTGGTCAATCAAATAAAAAACTAGACGACGCGAACATTCACGACACTAACAACCAGTTCAGATTACTTAGATCTGCTGAAGATCCAGAAAATGACGAAAATGCGGCTAACAGAAGTGTAGTTGTATGTCAGAATTTGAATCAATACATGCAGAACACAGGTACTGCTGGTATAACGTGGCAATAATAGGAGCATATAGATCATGGCAATATCACGAGCACAACTAGTTAAAGAACTAGAACCAGGCCTAAATGCACTATTTGGGCTGGAATACAAAAGGTATGAAAATCAGCATGCTGAAATTTATACTGAAGAATCAAGTGACAGAGCTTTTGAAGAAGAAGTAATGTTATCTGGATTCGCAAACGCGCAAGTGAAAGGTGAAGGTGCAGGCGTATCTTTCGACCAAGCACAAGAAACTTTCACAGCGAGATACACTCACGAGACTATGGCTTTAGCATTCGCGATCACTGAAGAAGCGATCGAGGATAACTTGTATGACAGACTTGCGTCTAGATATACAAAAGCTTTAGCTAGATCAATGAGCAACGCTAAACAAGTAAAAGCAGTTGAACCTTTAATTAATGGTTTACCAGGTGTAAACACTTTCTTATCAGGTGACGGCGAATCTTTATTTGGTACTGCTCACCCTACGATAGCGGGTACTTTCCAAAATACCCTAAGTACGCAGGCTGATCTTAACGAAACTTCGTTAGAGCAATCATTGATCGACATCGGTCAAATGACTGACGAAAGAGGTCTTAGAGTTGCAGCAAGAGGAGTAAAAATGATTATTCCTTCTGAGCTTCAGTTTACAGCTGAGAGACTTATGAAGTCTCAAGGTAGAACTGGAACAGCTGATAATGATATCAACGCAATCGTTTCAATGGGAATGGTTCCTCAAGGATACAGAGTGAACAACTACCTAACTGACACTGATGCGTTCTACATCATTACAGACGTGCCTAACGGCATGAAAATGTTCACAAGAGCTCCATTAACTACTGCAATGGAAGGTGATTTCGATACTGGCAACGTTAGATACAAAGCTAGAGAAAGATACAGCTTCGGCGTATCAGACCCTAGAGGTATCTTCGGTGTTGAAGGTGCGTAATCAATAATTTTTTGTGGCGGGACATAGTTCCGCCACAATCATAAAATAAACGGTGAGATTCATGAAAAAATTTATAGTAAACATTTGGGCGTACGACCATCATGCAAAATTTGATGTGTTATCCCTAGATGACCCACAATCCTTAGAAAATGCAATCCTTGACAAACTTGGAGAAAATGTTATAAAATGGGAAGATCTTGGAAATAGTTATAATGACAAGATTAATAGAATAACCTATGAGGAGGTTATAGATGATACAAGACCTATACAAACAAAAAAGGTCCTTGGAGTTGAAGTGGGAACAGGAGCATCTGTCTAACGATAGATATACTCTTGAAATGGTCAGAATTGATGATAAAGTTAAGAAAATCATCACAAAGATCAAGCTGGAAGAAGCAGCTATTGCCCACAGACAGAATACTGTTGAAGGTGCAGCTCCACAAGTTTCAGTAGCTACTTAATAAAAAGCTACATCGTTGAATAAATTCAATTCACATTACAGGCTCTCTTGCACTCTACTAAAATGTAGTGTATAGTTTTATTACTATACAAATTAATTAGAACATAGACGCGTATAGTCGACGGCCTAGAGACTATGTTCGGAAACTAGGAGGATATAATTATGGCAAATACTACATTTTCGGGACCGGTCAGATCAGAAGCTGGCTTTCAAGTCGCGACTAAAAATACAACAACAGGTGCAGTTACAACTAGAATGAGTTCAGGTATGCCTGACTTAACTGGTTTAGCAAAAGCAGACGTAGCAACAGGTGCTGGTTTCGCATTTGCAGCAGACACTATAACAATTGTAAACTACACAGGTGCAGCCGCAGCAAGTTGTACATTACCTGCAGCAACAGCAGGAACAGTATGTGTTTACATGCAAGCAGTTGACACAACTGGTGGAACTAACACTTTAACTTTTGATTGTGCAGGAACTGACGTTTGGGCTACTGGTTCAGTTATTGAATCAAGATCAGGCGGAGAAGCAGATGTTGATATTTCTACAGCAGGTGAAACTCAATTAGTTTTTACAGCAGCTAACGCAACAACAAACTTGTTAACTGTTGGTGGACAAATTGCTTTCATTTGTTATGAAACAGGCACTTGGCATATTGCATCATCATTAGCGAGAGAAACAACTCAAACTACTGGTGCATTTGCATTTGCAGCGTAATAAATAATTAGTGTGGGGCTTCGGCCCCACATAAATTTTAACGGAGAAAAATATGAGTTCAGATCAGAAATTTACAACATTTACAGCTGATGGACAGGTAAAAACTGTTTCAGGAGGATCTACTAATATTGGTCCTGCTAGAGTTACATATATTCAAGCTACAGGTATTACAAATTTAAAACTTTATGATGCAGCAACAGCATCTGGAAATATAATATTTGAATCTACTTTTGGAAGCGAAGGATTAGATATCTATGTACCAGGAAATGGTATTAGATTTGAAACTACTATCTACGCAGATGTAACTGGAACAGGATCGGTCACTTTAGGTTATACTGGCTAGGAGGTTAAATGGCTAACACTACCTCGGGTACAACTACATTCGATAAAACTTTTTCTGTTGATGAAATAATAGAAGAAGCTTTCGAACGTCTTGGTATTCAAGACGTAACAGGTTATCATTTAAAATCTTCAAGAAGATCTTTAAATATAATGTTTCAAGAGTGGGGTAACAGAGGACTTCACTATTGGGAAGTTGGTGAATTAGATCTTGATTTAATTGAAGGTCAAGCAGAGTATAAATTTTTTAGATCTGCTGGAGATGGTACAAATGCTGTTTCAACTCCTGCAAATGTTCATGGAATATCCGATGTCCTTGAG